TTATGGAAGAACAAACTCCAAACCTGGAGGTGATCCGGTCGGAGGCCAAAAAGGCCGAAAAGGACCGTGTCGCTTCAATTTCAGCCCTGGGATCCCAGCACAGCATGGGTGACCTAGCGCGTCAGCTCATTGATGGAGACAACTCTCTCGATGAAGCGCGTGCTGCATTCCTAGAAAAAATCGGAACTTCTCAAGTGGAACAGCCAATTCGCTCCACCGATGTCACATCTAACGACATTGGTCTTTCTCAAGCCGAAGTTAAAAACTTCAGTTTCGTTCGCGCTTTAAATTATCTAGCGAACCAAAACGATGCTTCAGCTCGTCGTGAAGCTGAGTTTGAGATTGAAGTAGGCGAAGCTGCTGCCAAGCAGTACGAGCGTTCTTCCAACGGCATCGTGGTGCCTAACGAGGTTCTGCGTCGCGACATGAATGTCGGCACAGCAACTGCTGGCGGCAACCTTGTTGATGATGTCCTGCTTTCAGGTTCGTTCATCGACCTGCTCCGCAACCGTCTTGCAATTGCTCAGGCTGGCGTAACCACGCTGACCGGATTGTCAGGCAACATCTCGATTCCACGTCAGTCTGCAGCAAGCACTGCTTACTGGGTTGGTGAGTCTGCATCACCTTCTGAGTCACAGCCTTCTGTGGATCAGGTCAACATGAGCCCCAAGACAGTTGGCGCTTTTGTTGATTACTCACGTCGTCTGCTTCTCCAGTCAGACATCAGCGTCGAGTCAATGGTTCGCAACGACCTGGCTCGAGTAATTGCACTTGAGATTGATCGCGCTGCCATCTACGGCACTGGCTCATCTAACCAGCCTTTGGGTCTAACCAATACCACCGGCATTGGTTCACAGACCATCAGTACCTTCGGGACGTTCATCGAGTACATCGGCATGGAAACCGATGTTGCAAGTGCGAACGCTGATGCTGGCTCACTCCGCTACATCATCAACGCTGCTGCCCGTGGCGCACTGAAAGGCACCGAGAAGGCTGCTAACACTGCTCAGTTCGTTTACGAAAACGATCAGATCAACGGTTACCCCGTAATCGTTTCCAACCAGCTCGCTAACAACGATGCTCTGTTTGGTGACTTCTCCATGATGATCATGGGCATGTGGTCTGGCCTCGACCTGACGGTTGATCCTTACGCTGGCGCAACTGCTGGCACTGTTCGGATCATTGCTCTCCAGGATCTTGACATCGCAGTCAAGCAAGCTGGCGCATTCTGCCTTGGCACCTGATAGCAGGTGACTTGTTAAATCGTTTCTGACTCATGAAGATTGAAATTCTGAGACAGGTGATGATCTCCGGGGAGTCCGTTTCGGCGGGCTCCATTTTGGAGGTTGAGTATCAGCAAGCTGCAACTTTGATCAATCTCGGCAAAGCTGTTGAGTTCAAGGGAGAAGTTGAAGCTTGTGAGGCTAAGCCTGCAGCCAAAGAAAAGCCTTCTGAAGAAGAGGCTCCCAAGCCCAAGACCACTACTCGCAAGAGGACTAAGGAATGAGCATCGGCAACACTCGCAGAGCAACAACTCTGCTCACATTCATCGCGAATGATGTGACCGCTTCAACCAAGACCGGCTCTGCGGTTGACCTTAAGGACTATGAAGGCGACATCGCCCTAGGTCTTGACGCTGAAGCAGGCGGTTCAGGCGTCACTTACGCGGTAAAGGTGACTGAATGTGACACTACAAACGGTACTTACACCGACGTGGCTGGCGCTGCATTCACGACAACTGATGCAAACACTGCGTTGGTTGAGCAACTGGTCTTCAACAGTGACAAGACCGAGCGATTCATCAAGTGCGTCGTGACAGTTGCAGGCGGAACAGGCACAGGCGCAGTCAGCGTTTTGGGCCTTGCAGCTCCTAAGTACGGCTGATTCGTTTCATAACCCCCGGATCACCGGGGGTCTTTTTTTATGGCACTTGCCTTCACCGAAGATTTAGACGCTTTCTTTGATACGCCTGGCTTTACGGTTCCAGTCGTTCAAGGATCAACAACAAGTGTTGGCTACTTTGAATCGCCTAACGAAATTATTGCTGATGGAGTCGTGCTGACCACTGATTACGCAGTTGTGGTCAAGACTTCTGATTTTTCAACCGTCTCAAGAGGAGACGCAATGACTGTCGAGGGCGTGGCTTATACGGTGCGCGAGCAAATGCTGCTTGACGATGGCAAGATTATGCGTGTGATGCTTATGAAGGATTGATTCGATGACAACAAAGCGCGAAAACATTCTTGCTGCCATAACAACGGCTTTGGCAGGCACTACGGGGGTAGGCACGAGGATTTATCGAAGTCGAGTTGAACCGATGAGCAGGAATGAATCGCCTGCCATCATCATTGAGCCTGTCTCAGATACTCCAGTCCAAAACACAAGTCTGCCAACACTGGACTGGACTCTTCGGGTCAGGATCGTAGTGATAGAGAGAGGCACGGTTCCAGATCAAGCGGCTGATGACACTATTCAGTCTTTGCATAGCAAGATGATGGCGGACCTCACTTTGGGCGGTTACGCGATAGATGTAGAGCCTGCCCAAACAAGTTTTCAGTTGCTTGAAGCGGATCAACCCGCTGGGATCATCTTCTGCGAATTTGAAATTCGATACCGCACTCAAGTCGCTGATTTAAGTCAGTAATGCTTTCGGGCTACGCTAAAACCTAACTAGCTCCTCCATTTACCATGTCAGATGAACACAGTGGTCAAGGCGGGAGCTACCTGCTGGATCCCGAAACAGGCGTTCGCACTTTAATTATGCGTACGCTGCCACCACAACCATCCCAGGGAACATCCGATGGCACTGCTACTGAGAAAGCGCCTGATTCTGATCGAGACGGAGTCGACTTACGGGACGGATCCGACACCGACCGGAGCTGACGCAGTCCTGGTAAGGGATTTAAGCATCACCCCGCAGTCGAGTGATGTAGTCAGTCGTAACTTGATTCGTCCTTACATGGGCGCATCTCAGCAATTACTGGCAAACACAAAGGTTGAATGCACCTTTAGTGTTGAACTCGCGGGATCCGGTACTGCTGGCACTGCTCCTCAGTACGGCAAAGCAATTCAAGCTTGCGGATTGAGCGAAACTGTTGCGGCTGGCGCCTCAGTTAAGTACGAGCCAGAGTCAAGCAGCTTCAACAGCGTCACCATCCATTACAACATTGATGGCGTTCGCCACAAGGTGACTGGTTGCAGGGGCAATCTGACCCTAAATGCAACTGTTGGTGAGATCCCTTCTTTGGATTTCGCTTTCACTGGCATTTACAACGCTCCAGATGACACTGCGCTGCCAACTCCAACGTATGCCAATCAAGACGATCCTTTGATCTTCAAAAATGGCAATACAAGCAGCTTCCAACTCTTGTCGTATGCCGGAGCCTTGCAATCTTTCAGCATGGACCTTGGCACTTCACTGGTTTACCGCGAGCTTGTGGGAGGCAGCAAAGAGGTGCTGATCACCGATCGTGCAGTGTCTGGTTCTGTTTCTATTGAAGCGGTATTGATGGCAGCCAAGGACTTCTTCGCCGCTGCCGTTGATGACGATGCAGCGTTAGGTAACTTGCAGTTCACTCACGGGGCAACAGCTGGAAACATTGTTCAGTTCATTTCTACGAAGGTGGACATTGGTGATGTTTCCTATGGAGATCAAGACGGCATTGCGATGCTTGAGATCCCTTACACATGCGTGCCTGACTCTGCCGCCAATGCTGAGTTTGATCTGATCTACACCTGATCAACTGTTTGTTGTGACTTTGGGAGCCTTTTCAGGCTCCCTTTTTTTGTGTAAGCTAATTCTGCTTATGCACTTACCCAATGGCTTTTGTACGTAAAAAGGTAAAAACCTTTAAATGGCCTGTCGAAGTAACAGAACCAAGCGAGGATCGTCCAGGCGAATTTGACAAATTTGAATTTACGGCTGTATTCAAAAGAATAAAACTTTCCGAGCTTAATTCTTTAGGAGAAGACTCTGGGCTGCCATTGCTGAAGAAAGTCATGGTGGGATGGGAAGGCATCCAAGATGAGGAAGGCAAGAATGTCCCTTTCTCAGGGAAGGAGCTTGAAGAGTTCGCAGATGATGTCGACTGGGTAAAAGCTGTGCTTGGTGCTTACACCAAGACCTACGAGGGAGCAGAGTCGGGAAACTAAGAGAGGCTGCGATTTATTGGGCGTCCGGCGGCAAAGAAGTCGAGGACAAAACCAATGATGATGCAGCTGCTTTTGGGATAAGCCTGCCAAAGCCGAAGCCAAAGGAATCTACGGATTTCGAGGTTTGGGATGAAAACTGGGATGCAGTCATCATGTTTTTGCGACTGCAGACCCAGTGGCAGGTGTCAATGAGTGGATATGTCGGATTGAAGTATGAGGTACTGCTAGGTTCCGATGGCTTGTTTGGCCTCTACAATGTGGAGGATCGTAGAGACATGCTCGAGCGTCTTCAGATAATGGAGGCGGCAGCCCTAAAGGAACTCCGGAAACGCTCTGATGGCAAAGGCAATTGACACTCTTTCCATCAAGCTTGATTTCAAGGCGGGGTCTGGCTCTCAGCAGATAATTGACAAGATTGGAAATTCAATAAAAAAGCTACAAGTAACAGCAGGACAGACCGGCCCTTCGATAGACAAAGTAAGAAGATCAGTAAATGATTTTGCAAAGCAAGGAAATAGAAGCATTAGCACGATTGAAGGGCAAGTTACTGCCTTAAGAGCATTAAGAAGAGAAGCGGATATCAACAGTAAGGAGTTCAAGCAGTTAACTGCTGATATTGGGAAATATGAAAAGCAGCTAAACAAAGCTCAGGGGCGAAGAGGCGGTGGTGGGGCTCGCCAGGCAACACAGGTAGCTGGTGCAGTTATTTCCGGTGGCATTTTTGGTGGGCCTGAAGGCGCATTGGGCGGCTTAGGAGGTGCTGCTCTTGGTGGAGTTCAAGGTGCCTTCGCAGGTGCTGCAATAGGTGCGCAGGCTGCGGGAATCAGGAAGGCTATTGGTGCTGCGGCTGATTATGCAGCGCAAATTCAAAAGCTAGAAATTGGACTGAGGGGCGTTGTAAGTAGCGAGTCTGAATTTCACCAAGCGATCGCAGCAGCAAATTCAGCCACAAAGGATTTTAATATTTCAGCTGTTGATGCAATCAGTGGCATCACGAAGCTTTCGGCAGCAGTTATTGGCGCGGGAGGAAATGTAACAGACGTGGAGACTGTGTTTAGAGGGATTAGTGCTGCTGTTCTTGCTACCGGAGGGAGTGCAGATGATGTGAGGGCTTCTATCACTGCGATGGTGCAAGTGTTCTCAAAAGGCAAGGTAAGTGCCGAGGAACTTTCTGGGCAGCTGGGCGAGCGCCTCCCAGGAGCCGTGGTCCGCTTTGCTAAGGCGGCATTTGGGACAGGCCCTGAAGCAATGCAAAAACTTCAGAAGGAGCTTAAGGCAGGCACGGTTGGGCTGAACGAATTAATGCTTTTTGCTTCTGATACAGGACTTGAGTTTGAAGATCTTGCTAAGAAGATTGCTGCAAGTTCTGCCTCGGCTGGGGCTCGGCTGAACATTCTTGTAGATGCTTTTAGGCTCGAGCTGGGTACTGCGATACAGCCTATTGGCGCTCAGATTCAAGATTTTGCTGGGGAAGTGCTTGTTGAATTTAAAGATGAGATTATTGCTGTAGTAAAAGAACTTGGCAATCTTGTATTAGGGCTACTTGCTTTAGCTAAATTTGTTGGTGACAACAAAGAGGTGGTTGGATTTTTTGCCGATCTAGCTTTAAAAATTGGATTAGCGCATCTAGCAATCAAAGGTTTAGCTGGGATTCAGGCTTCATTTGCTGGAGTCGTTGCTGCGGGGACTAGCGCCAAAATCACAGGAGATGTAGCTCAGACCTCTGCGGGCAAAGTAACAATGCTCAAGAGCGCATTAAGCGGTTTAGCGGCAATTGGAATAGTCACAGTAGGTATTGATATCTTTATAAGAGGGATGAGTGAGTTCGCGAAAACCAAGGCAGAGATCGAAAAACTTCAAGGTATTCAAAAAGATCCAAATGCGCAATTTAAAGGCCAAACCAAAGCGCAAGTGGAGGCTGCTCAAGCTGAAGCAAGAAAGTCGCTCCCTGGTCTGAGGGCTGAGTTTGCTGAAAGTCAACGAATTAGTCCAGCCGATATAACTAGAGCTTTTGCTGGACCTTTAGCAAAAATTTTTACAGGCAAAAGCCAGTCAGAAGCTGCGCAGGAAGAAGCTACATTGTCGGAGCAAATTAAAGCTTTGGAAGCGACTCTCAAGGTTGACCCTTCTAAGTTTGCAGGTAAGCCAAAGCCGACTGTATTTGACCCTTTAAATCCTGACGGCACAGGCGGCACAGGCGGCACAGGCGGCACAGGACCGAAAGACATAACGGAAGCAGCAGCCAATGCTCAAATAAAAGCTATTCAACTGAGGCAGAAAGGTATTGAGCTTACAAAGCGGCAAGTCGAAGAATCTG